TCATCGAATATTATTTTATTAAATGGCTTAATAGATGATGAAGTAACAGTAAATGATTTTAATTATTTAGTTTCACAGGTTAATGATTTAGCAAATGAATTACTTAAGTATATTAAGATGCATATATTATATGCTGATAAGCTAACTCGTTATTTAAGGGGTGTTTGGAATGAGTCGAATTTATAAACACGGACATTATCCGAGTGATCTAACTATGGATAATGTTAATAAGATTGTTGATGTTGTTGAAACGTATTTATGTAATTATAAACTAGCGTTTCATCTTGTATATCTAAGACGACATTTAATAAGAATGGATATTTGCAAGTTAGGTTCAAAATCAATTATAGGCTCATATTCTTTTAGATATGACACGTTAACATTATTTAAACGTAAGGTATTTCAGGGTGTTGTTTCACTTGGTGATATGATTCAAGAAAATGAAAGACGAGGATATAATTATGATTAGTAATTTAATTCTTGCAAGTTTTATAATCTGGGTGTTATTATCTGTATACCAAATATACCAGCATTGCAAAGGAAACTTTAAATATTATAAAGTGTCAAACAGATACATAAATTTCATTATATTATTAATCGTAATGCTAGTTATGTGGTTTGTATTAATAAATATGCAAATTGATGAATTATTGGAGGTGTGACATGTAAAATGTTAAAGTGTTATGACTTCACTAAAAAGCGTATAGGTTGTAAAAGTGTTGTTATGCTGATTTCAAAATTAAACAACTTGAAATAATTTAATTAAAAAAGCAATGTTAAAATTAAAAGGAGAAAAATTAATATGAGAAATTTAACAAGTGAAGTAATGGCAATGGAGAATACAGGTTTGGTAGTCACTGATGATATGACACACGAACAGCGTGTGAATTTATTCAACGCCGTTAACAATGCGGAAAGTCTAAGCGATCAAGTAGGGAAGGACTTGTATTTGACAGGTTGCATCGTGCAAGATGTAGAAAAGGAAAATGAAAAAACAGGTGAAATTATCTGTAGTAAGTTAATTACTGTAATTGATAGAGAAGGTAAGGCATATGCTACAAATAGTAAACCTTTCTTGCAAAGCTTGAGACAGTTAAAACAAGTGTTCAATTATGATTGGACAAAAGAACCGGTATGTGTAACAATTATTCAAAAGAAATCAAACTCAAGCTCAAATAAATATTTAAGTATGGCTGTTAAATAGCCTAATTAATTAATTAAGGGTGTTAGCCAAACACCCTTTTATTTTTTGACTTAAAATGGGGGTGTTTAAAATGGCTAAAATGAGGAAGTCAACTAGAGACGTTAAGCGGTTACGTAACGCAATCGCAAGTGCTAAAAGAACTGCAACAAAAGCTCAAAACATGGGTCAAGATGTTGTTTTTAATGATATTCGTACAATAAAAGATTTCAATAACCGTAAAGAATTTAATAAATATTTACGTTCTATTGAACGATTCAACAAAGAAAATCGTTATATCCAAAATCAATACGGTGTTGTTTTCAATCGAAATGATATTGAAAAAGCAAATAAATTGATAGATAAACAAAATCGACAAAGAAGATCTCTATCAAGAAGTGTAGGTTTAAATACACTTAAGGAAACAAAAGGTGGTATTTTAACAGGTGTAAGTGTTAATAATGCTTTAAGTGTCTTAAAAGATGATCGCGGTGGATTCTTTGAACCAATCCATCATGTAAATATTCAATCCTATCGTTATAATAAACAATTAGATAAACGTATTGAGAGTTTAAAGGAAAATACCTCAAAGAAAAACAAAAAAATTAATACACTTAGAAAGAATTATAAAAAAGCGATTAAGGAACAGATAAAAGGTAAGAATATTACAGAAGAAGAAGGAAACCAAATAATAGAAGATATAAAGTCATTAAGTGATAAAGATTTAGTTAAATGGTTTTATCAAGAACGAAAGGCAATTGATACATTTAAATATCTAGACTTAAGCCGTGAGTACACAGAAAATCAAAAATTTGTAAACGAACAGCTAAGTAAAGGTATACGAGAAGATATGGCTGATGTGAGAGATAGTTTGTCGGTATTTACCGGACGTGCTTATGTCAAAGATGGAATTGTTATATACAATGAATAATGTAAAGGGGGTTGTAGTATGTCAAAGAAAAAAGAGTCTAAAGAAATATGGGCTTGTGATTTTGAAACTACAACCGACCCTTTAGATTGTAGAGTTTGGGCATGGGGCGCAAGTTTTGTTAGTGATACAAGTATAAAAGAATATGGGAATAGTATTGACGGTTTCATTGAATGGTGTAACCAGAAAACACGTAAATTATATTTTCACAATCTAGCTTTTGATGGTGAATTTATAGTTAGCTGGTTATTAAGTAATGGGTATGAGTATTCGGACAAGCCTAAAACAGGGTGTTTTAAAACAATAATCTCTAACACTGGTCTGTGGTATTCCATTGAGATATGGTGGAAATATTCAATTTATCACTCAACAAAAACTACAATATGGGATAGTTTTAAATTAATTCCTTTTAGTATTGAGAAGATCGCACATGATTTTAATTTACCAATACGAAAATTAAAGTTAGATTATAAAGAAAAACGTGAGATTGGACACGAGCTAACACCACATGAAGTGGATTATTTATTTAATGACATTGATATTGAAGCTATGGCATTGAATGAATGTTTTAAATTAGGATTTAACAAAATGACAGCCACTAGCTGTAGTTTTGAGACTTTTAAGAAAAGTTTGCCTATGGCATTTGAAAAGATATTTCCATCGTTAGAAATGAATGTCGACAGTGATTTAAGGCCGGCTTATAGTGGCGGCTTTGTGTGGGCAAATCCGGAACTAAAAGAAAAGGAAATAGGTCAGGGGATAGTATTTGACGTAAACTCGTTATTTCCTAGCCGTATGTATTATGAATTATTACCGTATGATACACCTATTTATTTCGAAGGTGAATACCAACAGGATGATGAATATCCTTTATGGGTTGGTGTTGTGAGTTTTGCTTTTGATATTAAAAAGGACCATATGCCATGTATTAGCTTAGATAAGTTTTCTAGATTTTTTGGTAGTAAAAAATATGTGGACAGCTCAAACGGTGATATTGTGAGAATGACTGTTACAAGTGTAGACTGGGAGTTATTTAATGAACAATATGATATTTACGATGTAGAGTTCATTAATGGTTATAAATTTAGAGGTTGTGTAGGTGTCGCAAGACAGTTTATTGACGAACAAATGGAAGTTAAAAAGAATTCTAAAGGTGCACAAAGATTTATTGCAAAAAGACAATTAAATTCAGTATATGGGAAATTTGCAACGAATCCAAATGTAACACCTAAAATTCCATTTATTGATAAGGACGACGGCGTGTTAAGATTGCACGACCCTATGTTTACAACTTATGAAGATGGAGAAGTGAAAGAGGTTATTGATGAACAATTTCGCGATCCTATTTATTTGCCATATGGTGAATTTGTGACTGCATATGCACGTAAATATACAATTAGTACCGCGCAAAAAATAGGTACCCATAGAGTCGCATATATTGATACGGATTCAATACACTTAGTAGGTACACAAGTTCCAGACGCAATTAAAGATATTATTGATGATAAAGAACTTGGTTATTGGGGTCTAGAATCTGTATTTAATCGTTCTTATTTCATCGGTGCTAAAAGTTATGTTGAAGAAATTGAAATTAGTTATAAGGACTATGTAGAACACCAGCAAGAATTTATTAGTGAAAACGATTGTAAAGATAAGCTGTATTATATTCGTGAAGGCGTTTGTTATTATTTAAACGTTAAATGTGCTGGTATGACACAGAAAGCTAAACAGAATGTAACGTATGACAACTTTAGAGTTGGAAATGTTATTAATGACTGTTTAAAGAAAACACATGTACCCGGTGGCATTGTGTTAGTCGATAGACAATTTAGTATTAAAAGTAGGTAGGAAGGTGATAAGGTGATAAGTGTTTTAAATGCCATAATAAAATATTTAATTATGGCATTGTGTTGTTTTGGTGTAACATTTCTATTTGTGGTATATGCTATAGGAATGATATTGATATTTGTTTGGATTATAAAGGAGTGATATTTATGAATTTATTGTTAAATATAGTTGTTGTTGTTTTCGTTGGTTTGATTATGGATTATAGTTATACTCATTTACAAAATGAAAATAAAACCTTACGAAAAGATGTTGATAGACTACAATATCAGATGTTAACTTATGAAAATGGTGGAATTTTTGAAGAGTGCGATAAAAGACTAAAAGAATTTAATGAAATTATGTTTGGAAGTCCACCATTGAAGAATAAAGTTGTTGTTGTAAGAAGTATAAAAGACTATGATTATAGCGCGTATAGAAAAGATATTGACGCATTAAATGAATATCTAAAGGATGGTTGGAGTATTGTTAATCATGAAACAAATGAATTTGTGCACACGTATATACTAGGTAAACCGCTTGTATGGTGTAAAGAAAATGGAGGTGATGGTGATGATGAGTGAAAAATCGAAAGAAAATCGAAATAAATGGTATCGTGATCACGTAAATAAATATTGTGTATGTGTTAACAAAGATGAAGTTGAAGTTGTTGGTTATATTGAATGTTTATTGAAATCCAAAAAATTTAGTAAATACGTTAAAGATAAAATTAAAGAAGATTTGAAAAAATAAAATAACATGTTATTATTAATATGTAAGGAATAAAGAACGGAAATCAGACATGTATACCGGGTTTACTCATGGTGAAACATGCCGGTAGCATAATTAGGCATAGTAAACTAGCTGGTAACACTTTAAACTTTACAACCTATATTTATGAAACCCTCGTAAAAGAGGGTTTTATTTTATATTGACTTTACAATATTAATATCATATATTTATATATAGAAGGGAAGTGTAAAATATGGATCGTGACGAATTGAGAAGTAAATTTACGGAAGTGTTAACAGTTGAAGATCAAGCGGAACGCTCGACCATGTTAAATGATATGCGAGCTGAAGTTGAAAAAAACTTTAAAGATTTAGATGATTTAAAAGCTGAAAACACAAAATTAGTCGAAAAGAATAATTCTTTAACAGAGGCTAACAGTAAATTATTTATGCAAATTGGTGTTGAAAGTTCCGGTGATGATAAGCCGAAACATAAAAACTCAATGGATTTAAGAAAATTAGGTATTTAAAACGAAAGAGGTGATTATATATGCCAAGAACAACAGGAAAAGACGTTGCAAAAGCGATTCAAGAAGATTTAGGATTGGAAACACAACCAACAGGCCAGGAAGTTGCAAGTGCAATGTATAGAGTATCTTCTCCAAATTTTCAGTCAACAATTGGAGACCCTAATGAAGTTTCATCATTAGAATTTATGAATGGATTATTAGAATATCCAGATAGTTTAGGTGTTGAGTTCATGAACTTAGCAACTCGAATTGGTAGAGTTATTGCACACAGAAATATCTTAACAAACAAGTTAGCACCATTTAAAATGGAAAATATGGCTTTAGGTTATACAATGGAAGAATATTTTGTTGAGTGTGCAAAAGAGCATGCTTACGATCAAGCGGAAGCGGAAAACACTTTATATAAACGTGAGTTGCCGGATATTAAAACAGCATTTTATGTTGTTAACCGTAAGTCATATTATCCAGCAACAATTACAGATGATGATATGCGTAAGTATTTTGTTAGCTGGGATGGTGTAAATAGTTTGATCGCTCGTATTGTTGACTCTATGTATAATGGTGATAACAAAGATGATTATAACTATATGAAATCTGCTTTAGTTACACATTATGAAAATGGATTAATGAAGATCGTTAAAACAAGTGCTGTTACTGATACGGACACAGCTAAAGAGTTAGCGCGTAAAATTACAGAATATGTATCTTACCTAACTGAGCCTACTAACGAATATAACGCAATGGCAGTCACAAAACAAAATGACTATGAAGATATTTATGTCATTTTAAATGCTAAGTCAAACAGTTACGTAAATATCGATTGGTTAGCTCAGACATTCCAGTTAGAATTTGCTGAATTTAAAGCACACGTATTAGTTTTACCAACGTTGCCAAGTACAACACATGGCACTATTGAAGCGTTAGTTGTTGATAGTGAAATCTATCGTGTATTTGATCAGAAATATAGTGTTGGTGTTGCTTATAATGCTAAAGGCTTATATTGGAATTATTTCTTACATCACTGGGAAGGAATTGCAACGTCTAGATTTGCAAACGCTATTGCATTTGTTTCAGGTGATGTTGATGAAAAAGTTACAGCGATTTACGCTAACCCTCAAGTTGTACAGATTAAAAAAGGTGGAAGTGTAACAGTACCATTTACCGTACAGACTAGCGGTTTGAATGCTCCTATTAGTTTAACGGCAACATCAGGCGAACCAACAATGGTTAGTGCAACATTAACGAATGATTTAAGACACGTTACAATTAAAGGCTTAGAAGATATTGCTAGTGAAGGATTAACCACAGTAACAATTAAAAACACAAATTCGGATGTAACATGTGATATTAAGGTTGTTTATAGCGTATAGTTATGTTATAATATCTGTGTCATGAGTAGGACATGACACCCCTCCTTTTTATTTAGGTATATTGTAACTTAGGAAAAAGAGTTATTAATTTAACTCTTTTTTATTTTTATTTAAAATTAGTTGAACATTCAACTATTTTTTATTATGATAGAAAAAGAAAGAGGTGATTAAAATGAAAATTATTATAGTGGCATTGGTTTTTAATGGTTTAGATCTTATTACTGGAATTGTTGGAGCTCTTAGGAATGGTGATCATATTAAGTCGAATAAGTTAAGAGATGGACTATTTAAAAAAGTTGGTTTTATCTTTTGCTATACTTTAGGTATTGCAATTAATTATGCTGAAACTTTTTTAACTCTTCCATTTGCTGTTGATTTAGTGCCTGTAATTTGTACGTATGCTATTATTACAGAGGTTGTTAGTATTATAGAAAACATTTCTAAAATTAACCCCGATATTTTACCGGACAAGCTAAAAGAATTAATTGGATATAATGGAGGTAAGTAAAATGGGTACAATTGATGAAAGTAAATTAAACAATATTTTACCAAAATATGATGGGTTAAAGTTAAGTGGTAAAAATCTTGCTCAGCAATACGTTAGCGCATTTAATACGGGTATGAATATTTACCAATGTATTAACCAATTGCAAGGTTATATTGAATGGGTTATAAAAGCTGTGAATGATGTTGTGGTACAGTGGAATGATATTGTAGACAAACAAATAAAATATGCTATAGACGAATCTGTAAAGGAATCTGTAACGGAATCTGTAAAGGAATCTGTAAAGGCAAGTAAACAGGCTACAACAGAACAATTTAATATTGAATGGGAAAAGGTACAATCTGTATTAGAAACACTTGAAAATAATGTGGAACTAGTTAAGGTTGGTACAAATTACTATGTTTTAACAGAAAGCAAAGATAAAAATCTTAAAAAATTAGATTATTATTTTAAACTTAATCTGGATTATTTACCAAATGCGCCTTATTATAACAACGGCATTTTTGTTAAAGATTTAGACTTAGAAGGTTATACAGTTAAGCAATCACATTTAAGTAATAACACATGTAGATTAAAAAACAAAGATACAGGCGAATTAATAGATTATGTTTATTTAATGCTAGATGATAATGTAACAGTCGCAACCGTAAAAGATGACCCAGAATTTATGTATACTCAAATAGAAATTAAATATTTGCCATATTTCGCTAAGCTTAAAACAGACACACCTGTTGCAGGACAATTGGATGCTAATCTTTGTATCTCAATTATTTTAGAAAAAACTAGCTCATAAGCTAGTTTTATTTTATTATATAGTAGGAGGTATTAATTATGGATAAAAAAGAATGTGAATTATCAAGTATTTATAAAATGAAAAAACCGGAAGATATTCCATATAGTTTACCTGAAGGTTTAAGCGTTTATTTCTATATCGAGTTTTATATGCACGCAATGCACATTTTAAAAGGTGTAGATTATGAGCGCTATAATATATGTAAAGATAAGCTAAGAGAATTAGTAGAATTAGAAGAGGAATTGAACTTATGAAACCAGGACAAAAGCTAGTGCATGATGGACATGAAGTTTGCTTATTTCCTATGGAAGTCATGAACATAACTCAATGGTCTAGTCCCACAGCTGTGTCACACTGCTGTGGACATCCTTTTGATAATGCAATTAATGGTCAAGTACAAGTACCTGTATACGCCCCTTTTTCATGTCATTTATGTTATAGTGATGGTGTGGGTGCAGGTAATACACGCGCTTATACTTCGGATAGTCCCGTATGGACTCCAAATGGATTAAGCTATGTTACTGTAAGTTTCACACATGACTCTAACCCACCAACCGCAACACAATATAAACAAGGTGATCTAATTTATCATACGGGTACGGCTGGAATGGCTACAGGTGACCACTGCCATATTGACCAAACTTTCACACAGAACGCCGGTCTTGTTTATTATGGTGTTACATGTAGTTATGGGAATCAATGTTATGCTTTAAGTGGTTCAGTTCTACCAACGGAAGTATTTTATGTTAACGACACAAATATTGTAAATGGATACGGGCAACAGTGGAAAACATTTGAGGGAGGTCAACCACCAACACCACCACAACCAAGTTACAAATATATTAAACATTATTTCATGTTAGACGGTTTAGGTATTGATTTTGGTTTTTATAAAACAAAAGAAGAAATCCAACCAGGACCAGGGCCAACACCAACAGGTAAATGGTTTATTCCAGGTGATATCAATAACACACGACCACTTACGGAAGATGAATCTAAACAAAATTGGATTGCTTTCTGGCAGTTTTTCAAGGCTAAAGGTTGGACCGCAAATGCGGTTGCTGGTATATTAGGAAACTCTTATTTTGAGTCAACTGTTAACCCTAACCGCTGGGAGGGTGATGTACCTTTTGCGCAACCGGTAGAAAGTCGTGGATATGGCTTAGTACAATGGACACCATGGACAAAAATAATTGACTGGTTAAAAGAAAAAGGATATTACCCGGATGTTTCTAAGTTTGGACAAGGTGAATGTGAGCGAATTCAATGGGAGATGGAAAACAACCAGCAATGGATAGCCACAGCAGCTTATCCCGAAAGTTTTGCAAGTTTTTCAAAATCAACTGTTGACCCTTACACGTTAGCAATTGAATTTTTGACAAACTATGAAAGACCAGCCGACCCGAACCAGCCAGAACGTGGAACTAAAGCACGTGAAATTTATAATTATATTAAAGACAAATAAAATAGTTGAACTTTCAACTATTTTTTAATAAGATAAGATAAAAGGAGATGATTTAAGATGAGTATAGGAGTTGTAAATAGTCAATTTACACCACAAAGTAAAATTTATTTATTAAAAGGCTTAGAAATTGACGCAATGAATAACACGTTCTGGGGTGCATTTAATAACACGGAAGAACAATTTAATTTTTTCATTAATAACTATGATCATATTGAATTTGAAAATTACACATATCAAAGAAAAGATGGTACGGTAGTTGTACCAGGTGTTTATGATGATCTACGTTTATATAATTATTTAATTTATCAAAACGGGGACACCGGAAACAAATCAAAATGGATTTACTGCTTTATTACAAGTTTAGGCTACTTAAATGACAATGCCACTAGTATTAGTTTTGAAACAGATGTAATACAAACTTGGCGTTTTGAGATTGAAAATAACTTTATGGAGTCGTACATCGCATATGAGCATAGACCACAATTTTATACACAAGATGGTCAATATTACCCCTGTATTAATACACAACCCGAAAATTTAGAGATTGGAACGGATTTGATCAGTGAAAACAACGTTCGATTAGACCCGAACCAAGATATAAGTTATGTTGTTATTGGTATGACTTGTACAATGGACGGAAAAGACACATATACACATGGCACACTAGGGAGTCCATCACAAATTAATTATTATATTTTTCCTTTTTCACGAGTTACAGGTGGTAACATAACAACATTGAAAATAGGCTCAACATCCGGAGCGATTGTAACTATTACAGGTTTAAGTAATATGATGAACGCAATACGATCAGATGAAAAATTAGTTGGTAAATGTGTTTCTATTGTTGTAACGAATTCAATTCCAGGTTTAGTGGTAGAAGATAGCCAAATTATTATAAAAAGAGATTGTTTTGAAGGTAAAATAGAAGGTGACTATCAGATACTAACTTATAAACCTTATGTCATGTCTAGTATGTATGATTCTAGTTCAGACCAATTCGCAAAATCACGTTTTGTAGACGCTATGAGTTATTTAGGTGTTGGATTAAGTGACAATACTAAAATGCTATGGTACCCATACAGTTATTTTATATTAAGCGATAGCAACGGAACAACAAAATTATTCAAAAATGAGTTATGGGAAGATATACATAAAATGCAATTCGCTTTTGTTGGTTCGCCTAACTCATCTAAAATGAATGTAGTTCCAATTAATTATAAAATTAAAGAACATTCTATCGGTAATAATATTATGTTAAACTTGGACAACTCTTTTGAATCTCAATATGAGTCTAGTTTACCTATTATTAATGACACAACCGCTTTAATGTTACAATCATCACGTAACTCAATGAACGTAGGGCTATCTAATATTAGACGATCAAATGAAACAAATTCAGCTATTGCCAGCGCAACCGGTAATGCACTAAGTGCTCAGACAAGCTTACAAAATAACTTAAATCTAAGTGTAACCGGAAGAAACGCAAACCTAGCTAGTAATTTGAATGATCTACAGAATAAGTCGAATATGATTAATGCTAGTATAAGTGCAATTGGTGGAGTAAGCGGTGGTATTGCCAGTGCGTTAACCGGTAATATTGGTGGTGCTGTTGGTAGTTTGGTTGGAGCTGGTTTAGGCATTGGAAACACAGCCATACAAAATCAAATAAATACAAAACAGACTAATTTACAAAATGCAAATGCACTTGCTAATGCAAACGCACAGGCTAGTGCCAGCACACAATCAACCGCAATCAGCAATCAATTAAGAGAATTGACAACAAGATATCAGAATCAAACCAACATTCAAAACGCTATGGATAGTTACAACGCACGTATTCACGACGCACAGGCAACGGCTGATAGTATTGTAACCGGTTCAAACGATTTACTACGACAAACGGCTTTAGATTTGAATACATTACTTTTATTTGCGTATAAACCAACTGAAGAATACCGCAATAAATTAAACCAAATATGGAACACGCGAGGTTATGCAACTAACACAATTGACTATCCAAATTTACACAGCAAGTCTAAATGGAATTATATTCAAACTGTAAAATGTAATATTAAAGGAACGAATATCGACCCGAGCGACCTGGAAAAAATTAAACGTGTGTTTGATAATGGTATTACACTATGGCATGATAAAGAAGTAGGAAACTATGATCGTGAAAACACTGAAAGATACCAAAGTGAAAATATTGATAAGTTCGGTAACTACTTAAACAGAAAAGTACATTAATAGAAAAGGTTGACGTTTCAACCTTTTTTATTTAACATATAATTAAAAGGAGATGATTAAAATGGATTTATTGAATGATACAAGTTCATTCACGGATTATTGCCGTAATGCGGTTGATATTGCTACGATGAAGAATGGAGAGGCTGACTTTATTTATTATACGTATTTACAAATGTTGAGCTTAAACATGTTTAAATATAAAGGTTTACCCGAATCCATTAATACATTCTATTTAGAATATGTTTTACAAACACGTGGTTACATTGGTTTTTATGATGATGAAAGACTCGGATTAATTTGTAGTGAAATCACACTAGGTTGTCGATTAAACCATTATACTTTACCAACCGAATATCATACGGTTTCCACAAGTCCACTTGTTAAAAAGACGTTAACAAGTGAAGAGTGCGTTGTTATGAAAAACAGTCCTTTATATGTTGGATTATTCCCATATTTAAATTTTTATGCTAAAAAATTAGCTTTAACAAGTCGAACTATAGATCAAAACTTAACAATGCAATGGACGCCTTATATCATTACAGGTGATAGAAGAATGTTACAGCAATTTAAAGTTTTCATGAAAAAGATTTTACAAGGTGTGCAAACGATCTTTACATCCAAAGGATTCAGAACGGAGGATATTAATATACTACAGACAAACGCACCTTTTATTGCCGATGAATTACACGGAATGAAACAGGCAATTTTAAGAGAGTGTATGACATTCTTAGGAATCGAAAATGCCAATATGGACAAAAAAGAAAGATTGGTTTCAGATGAAGTTAACGCTAACAACCAGCAGGTTATCGCGTCTAGAAACATTTGGTTAAGCGAACGTAAAAAAGCCATTGAAGAATTAAACAAAAAATTCGGATTAAATGCGAGTGTTGAATTTGCGCCTTATGAAGATTATGAAGAAATCATGAAATTACTTGAATTAGATTCAAACACAAGTATTAAAGATTTTAATATTAATAAAAATTTGGATGTTAAAGAAGGTGATGACAATGATAAATAAATTAAAAGCTCCTAACTATTTATTGAATTTGCAAAGTCCGGTGCTTGCTGAAAATACAGAAACAATATGTGGTGTATGTCACAATTTAGCGTTGACAGAATTAATTGACGCTCAATATGAATTAAGCGATATGGAAGTGCTAGAGATCGCTAGAAAAAAAATTTTCGATTTTAATTATACGTTTTATGATGATGTTGAAAAACGTAAAGCTTTAGAAACGGGAATTTTAAAGCACTTTTGGTTTGATGAAATCGGACAGGAAACATATGCATATTGGAAATTTGAACTCCAACACTGGTTTGAAATCAATATGGATAGATATTATACCCTGTTTAAAACTATTCCATTCCAAGATCAGGACGACCCAACCGCAAACACAAACTACACGGAAACTTATACACGTGATAGTCGAGGTAACACACAAGCGAGTGGAGAAGATACGAGTATCGCTTTACAATCTGTAACTCCGGAAGGACGTATTGACATTGAGACAAACGACTATGTTAATAACATTGCTAAGACAATTACCAAACCAAAAAGCGCGAATGATACAACAGGACATGAAGAATACAGCTTTAAGCGTAAAGGTAATATCGGTATACAAACCTTAGCGGAAGTGTTACAAGGCTCAAGGCGTGCGGTAATTACAATTGAAAACGAGTTATACACGGAATTACAGGAATACGGATTATTTTTCAATATTTTTTAGGAGGTAATTAAAATGAATATTAATGTAAATAAATATTATGATTATAGACGAAAAGTATTAGGTACATATGTAGATCGTGATCATGCTTACGGTTCTCAATGCTGGGACTTATACTTTGACTGGTGCGAAAAGAATGGATTTAAGGGTGCTAATTGCACATCTAGCGGATATGTTAAAGATATTTGGTTAAACCGAAAAACAAATGGAATGACATATAATTGCCTTGAAATTACAGAACTACAACCGGGTGCAATCGTTGTATTTAAAGAGGTGCCAAATATTACACCATTGAGCCACGTTGCTATTTTCGATAGTGATATTAATGGTATATACGGTCGCTTTTTAGGAGCAAACCAAGGTGATAAGAACGGTTTAGTTAATATCGTTACATTACCATATTCAGCAACATTCGATACGGCTTTTATGCCTAAAGCTATGATTTTAAATGATGAAAAAACTGAGAAAGTTTTAAATGAAATTCCAAGTGATTTTATTAAGGAATATGGAACTTTCTATCCAAATTGCACAATTAAAATCAGAGAAGCACCAAGTCAAAAAGGTAATGACACGGGTTTATATTATACAAACGGTATGAGTGTAAGATATGATGGCTATGTTAAACGTGATGGCTATGTATGGATTAGTTGGATTGGTGGTAGTGGAAAACGTCGCTGGATGGCTGGTGGTGAGTTAAACTCAAAAGGTATTAATTACTTGCCATATGGAGTATTCAAATGACAAAATCAATTGATTGGTACAGCCCTACTAACATAAAGTCATACAACAAATTTTTAAATTTCATTATTGGTGGTCGTGGCATTGGTAAAACATACGGATTTAAAAAAGACTGTATCAGCCGATACAAGAAAAAAGGAAAACAATTCCTTTATTTGAGGAGATACAAAACGGACCTAAAGAAAATAAAAACATTTTTAAATGATCAGTTTGAAAACTTCAAAGATGATGAATTTAAAATAAAAGGTGGTAGCAATTTTACCACCTTTTACATCAATGGTTGTGAAATGGGTTATGCCACTTCTCTAACATCTTTTGCCAGCTTAAAATCAACTAGTTATGTAGATGTGGACACAATTATTGTTGACGAATTTATACCCGAAAAAGCCGGATTCAATGCATACATACCGAATGAAGTTGAAATTTTATTGAATATTATTGACTCTATATTTAGGCAACGAGAAGGGCATGTGTATTTACTAGCCAATAACGTAAGTATTGTTAATCCTTATTTTAGTTATTTTGGTATCACACCCGACCCAAATAAAGAATTTAATACATTTAAAGGTAGTGAATCCGTTGAGCAAATTATCGTGCAAATATGCCATAGTGATTATAAAAAAGGAAATAAAGAAAAATCGAAATTCCACAAATTAATTTCAGGTACAACATATGGAGATTATAACGCTGGTAACTTTGCTTATGATACAAACGATTTTATTAAAAAGAAAACGAATGTATGTGATTATTTATGTACACTATACTATGATGAAATTTATTATGGTGTATGGATGGATATGAATACAGGTTATGTTTATATCAACCAACAGATTAATAAAGAATACGGGTATTGTTATTCCATTGGTAGTAACAACCGTGAAAATATGATGATTGCTAAACTATGGCGTAAAGACCAAAGACTCAATATGTTAATACGATCATATCGTGATGGTTGCGTTTATTATAACAACCAGGAAACGAAAAGATTATTGAGTTACATACTCAGTAAATATTAAAAAGAGTGATAATTAATATCACTCTTTTATTTTAATAAAATCTTTAAGATCATGTTTATTTACAGTATATAAATAATACTCATGATTTGGACCATGATTATTATAATACTTAATGTACTCATGCCATACGATTCTATAGTCTTTAGAATGTAAAATAATTAAACCGTCAAATGTAAAATAAAATTCCAATTCGATTTTAATATCTGTGTTCATTTTATCACCTCTTTAACTTTGGTAGTTAACAGCCAAACAAATAAATAATACTAGTAATAACATTATTGTTTTATATGACATACCCTTGAAGAATCCCATAAAAACAACCTACCAATTCTCAGAATACATCTTTACAAAATAATCATGGATGTATTCGTGTTTAACAACACTTGAGCGTAAAAGATAACACTGCCTGTAACTTATCAACCCTTGATTATAATAGGACTGAATTAAGTTCTCTCTTTCAATATCACTTGTAATACCAAGTGTTCTATTTAATTCAGAACATAAACGATTAAGACTGGTATAATTAATCATACGTTATCACTTCTTTACAATTCTACAAACTTCTCTAAACCTGTTATTAATCATTTCATTCAATTCAAGATAAGATATATAATCGATATCTTTATCATTATAAATATCCTCAGTCATATTAAGACAATCAACAATATAATCAGATAAATATCTTAACACGTTAGCTAACTCATGCCATCCGTTAACTTGTTCTAAAACATAATCATATTGTTCTTGAATGTACTCTTTATATTTTTCCTTAGTCATATTAACAACCTCCCTTATCAGCATATAATATATGCATCTTAATATACTTAAGTAATTCATTTGCTAAATCATTAACCTGTGAAACTAAATAATTAAAATCATTTACTGTTACTTCATCATCTATTAAGCCATTTAATAAAATAATATTCGATGA